CACGAATAAAAATGTTTGAAAGATTATGAACTCTTGATCCACCAGTATGAGCTGCACCAACAGATGTTTTAAAATCAAGAACATCAGGTTTTGTTGGTTGTCTTAATGCGTTGACACCACTAAATCCCCGAACACATCCTGTGAACGAGGTTGTACCGATTCCAGTATATGTGATGATTTCATCATCAATTTTAAGTAATCCATACTGATCTGGATATCCTTTTGTAGAGTCAACAAAAATTGTTGTGGATGCTTTTTGAGTATCCGTAGATAAACCAGTAAATTCAGTAAGTGCAGCACCTACATAAGTTTGTAATTTTGTATAACGATCAATATTTTCTGCAATATCAATTGATCCACCTTGAAACTCCTGAGAAATATAATACTGTTTTAAAAAATCCACAAAAAGTGGACTCTCTGATTGCACAAATTCAGGCAACTGATTTTCAATTACCTGATTTATTTGAACTCTTTGTATTGAAGTATCAATCATTAATATCCGCCACCAGAACTAGAACTAGATCCACCACCTGTGGATGTTACTGTACTACTCGCACTTGTGCTTGTCGTAGCGGGAGTTGGAGTAGGAGAACTGCCCACTGTTGTAGAGGTTGATGTTGATGAAGTTGAAGTCACAGAAGTCACTAAACCTGTTGTTGATATTTGAGATTTAGAATCACGAGTAAAGGTCGGCATATAGTAACTATGTGTATGTATGAACCTTGACCCAGATGTGTTCTCTCCAGACGCAATTGTGTCAGGAACCATAGTTAAAGTTGTATTTGTCATATCAAAATTAACGTATAAATCTCTTAATCCAATGACATCATTTGAGTGAGGAACTGCTTGAACTTCAATTACATCGTTCTCTATCACTGTTGAAAGTATGTTACAAGTATCTATAAGGACTTCACCATGCATATAATCAACTGTTCCAGCATTTTTCTTAACGATATTTGGTTGACCACCTTCAATATATGTAAAGAAGAAAATTGTTCCCTTTTCATTACTAATTTTTTGATCTGCAAGATAAACTACATTTGCAACACCCTCAATCGTAAATCCTGTTGATACAATATTATATGCAGGCTCAGCATTATACATGCGATTACCGAAACATAACTCATATTGTGCAAATTTACCAACTTCAGCTTTTAGATTCCTTCTCATACAAACTAATGTGATATTTGATGTAATTGATGAATCTACAGAGTCAATTAATGAGATAGCTTTACTATATTTGAATCTACCACCAAATTTATTCACATCAATTGATCTTGAATACTGTTGAAGTGCATTTGAGATTGAAGTTTTAAGATTATTGGGATCATCATTTAAACTTGGGTTATAATAAGCGTTAACTTTGAGTTCTACATATAGATACTTCAAATCAATGAACTCTGGCACGATGCCAGCAACCGCATAACTCTTTAATTTTTGTATGAGTGATCTCTTTGTCTCATCTGATAGGAAATCACCATTTCTTGGTTTGACAGAGATAAAAACTTTACCAAAACGAGGTGGACTCATTTCTTCACCACCATAAGCAGTTACAGATTCAACATTAGGATAAATGAAACCTAAGACTGCTTCATAATCAGAAGAGGTTACTGCACGATACTGAGATGAGTAGATTCTTGGTGCAAAATACTTAATTGAGGAGATAGATTCAATCTCATCACCATCTCTTGACTTTTCTACGGTTGTAACAAGTGAAATATTCCCTGCATTAATCGCTCCACCATCCTGATCAGTAATATTACCTACAAAACTAAACTCAGAAGCACCATTTCCGTCTTTTCCATCTGTTGTGATGTATGAAACTTCAATAAAGTTGTTATTTGACAACTTTTTAGCGATTACATTGTCACCAAAGATTAATTCATATCTTTCATCTTCAATTTCTTGTAATAGATACGCATTTGACGTTGATGTAATACCTACAATGTTATCAATTTGTTGATAATTAACAAATGCAGTGGATGACTCTGATGGTTTAACCTTAACCTTGATTGTGGATGTATCAATGAACGAATTATCAAGAATAAATCTCTGATTAAATAGAGAACTGTTAAAAGTAAAGTTTTGAGTTATAAAATTACCTTCAAAGATTTCAACATTTTCAAAAACGGCAACTCCATTCGTAACTGGAACTGTAATACTCTCAGGAACCGAAAATACGAAGTTTGAGTTACGTCCAGCACCGTTACATACAACTCCTTCGTTAATTGTCAATGAAGAGGTCTCTGTTAGACCATCTACAGTAAAAGATATCTTTGCTCTTGCAGATCTTCTTGATCTTGGCACATATCCAATGTTTCTAGCGAGTGCAACAACGTTTTCTCGGAGTGTAGAAGAGTCAAGAAAACACTCATTCGCTGCCATATTGGTATTATATGCAGTAATGTATGTATTATATGCTAACGCATCAATTATGATTGAAAGGTTTGACCCTTCAAAGTCATAATCGGTGAAATTTGTGTTGGCCCTCAGATAATCTCTGATAGACTGTTTTATTTCGTCAAAATCTAAATTAACGTATTGACCAAAAGCCATTATACTCTAGCTGGGAAAAGAATAACATCCACTTCTTGTGCTGGTGCTGGAATTCCAACAATTGTGTATTGAACTGTGACATTTACCTCATTTGAATCAGGTCTAATCGTCGCTGTCGCAACAATATCACTAATTCTGGGTTCATATCTTTTTAATGACGATTCAATCTCATCAACAATTCCGATTTCATTAAGAGTTGTGTTTAATTCAAATAATGAATTATTAATTACTGATCCAAAAAGTGGATCATAAGGTTTTTCACCTAAAATTGTAAAAACAATATTTTTAACAGATCTTTTAATGGCATCTTCATTTTTTAACACAACAAGATCATTCGTCACAGGATGACGTTTGAATGAGAGGTTAATATCTTTAAATGCCTTTGAAGTCACTATTTACACAAAAAGTTTCCTGTTTTATTTATACCTATTTTTTACCTTTTTATTAGACGATATGTATAATCAACTGAATATAGGTTATCTACTATGTATTTAGCAGCTATTTTTGGATTTTTATCACCACAAGTGTAAAAATCAGCACTCATACACCCTTTCTCAGGCCAAGTATGACAAGAAACATGACTTTCAGCGAGTGCAAACAGTAAAGTCAGTCCACACGGAGAAAATTTATGACTATATTCGTTCAAAATTTTCATTTCTGACTTTAAAATTGCTTTTGTAAAGATTGAACGAAGAAAATGAACAGAATTTAACTGTTCAAAAGTGCAATCGTAGATCTCTAGAAGCAAATGTTCACCCATTTCATGTTTTTTCATTCCAATTCTGGTTCAATATTGATATTTACTGTTTGATTCTGCTTACTTTCACGACTAATATCCTTCACCTCGTACATATAGTGATCTGAAGTCTCAATTTTTCTCTTATTTTCCACTGAATAGAGTGTTTGATCAATCTCATAGCCTGGATTTTGCTCAATTCGGTTAAAAACCCATGAATTATCGTACCAAATGATGCGATTATTGGGATATGCATAAAAATTACCAGTTTCAACCTTAAATAAATGAGCACATTTATGCTCTGGAGTCTCAGAAAAGTTCAAATCAGGCATTCCTTTGTTTTCCCAAGACCAATCAAACGTCCACATATACGTTCCCAACACTTTTTTACCATCTGGACGTATTAATTCTGCATCTAAACCAGCTAAACGATTTCTTCTCTGTACATCAATGTAAGGAGAGAAACAATCCCAATACATAATATCTTCTAAAGGCTCAATTTTTGCATCTGGTTTCCAACAAAAAGCATGTAGAGGTCTTCTTGTCCAATTGACACCATTTTCTAGAAACGCCTCAAACAAAGGAACACGCTTCTCCATACTTGCAACTGAGTGAACATCACATTTTGTGACCTCTCCATGACCTTTTTTGTGATTATAGAGAAACTCATTTCGTATGTAGACTGACCAATCAGGTAAACTGTGATTTAAATATGCCATTTATTCCCAAATAATTTTTCCGTTTTTAAAATGATAGGTATCTCTAACGTTTACAAGTTCAAATCCTTGTAATTTTGTTTTATATTCCATCGCTACACCGAGATAATAATAATCATAACCCAATCTTTTATATCTTGCAATCTCATTCTTATTTGCAACATTACCAATACTTAACTTTGGATTCTTATAATCCCATGCAAAATAAGATGCATAGACAGAATTTACACTTGGAAGCTTCCAAACAAGTGTAAAAGCACAGAGTTGATTCTGCTTATCATAATAACCAACTCTTTCTGTTTGCGGATTTGTAAAATCCTCATAGAAGAGTGGAAACATTTGAGGAAACTTCTTATACTCTGTATATGCAACATAGATTCGCACACATGCATCATAGGAACTTGGTTCTAAAAGAGCACAATTTGAATACTCTTTATAGTTTGTATCCTTTAAACGAATACGACAATTCCACTCTGAGAGATCAGTTGGAGATTCAATCGTACCTTCTGGAATATAATCAGGCATTACCAGTCTCTTTCATAAGGTGCATAGTACTGAAGAAGTTCTTTTCCTTTTTTGATATTACGAATTGCATAAAGCTTACAATTCCAACGATCTAAATGTACATTCGGTTTACGAGAGTGATTTACATAATATGAAATATCAAAACGATTAATATCACAATCAATATAAAAACCCTTTTCATCCCATAATGTGAAAGATCTAATCTTCTTTGCTGCTTTCTTTGTCACAGTTGACCATTTTCTCTTCTCTCCATTTTGATTTAAAGGAAAGATAATTGTATCTTTTGGAATGTTGATGTATGCAAAAACACCAACACCCTTACAGACTGTGCTCGGAGCAAGGTAAGTTAAAATCTCCTCTTTCATTTATTTGTAATCTTCTTTACTTCTTATCACAGAAAGTATCAATCACTTCTACTTCATCTGGATCAATGGCGCCTGGACGATTCTCTTCAA